GGCCTTTCGACTCGCTTGCGCTTGTGTTTAGAGTGGTGTATATTTAATCGTATCAAGATTACCAATCATGTAATCTTTTAATCTTACTAGTTTCGCTTGTAAAAATGGAGATCTCAAAGTCTCATCAAAGCGTTTAAACTTATGTTCTATGTACTGTAACTCTTTTAATTGTAAAAAGGTAGGCTCCGTATATTGCAAACATCTGGCTACCATCGCCGTATATAAACGTGCGTTACTAATGTTATATAGGATATTAGCGTACCATGTACCGGTGTGAAATGGCGTTCCATTATGACACTCGGCTTTACAGTAAGTCAAGCATCCATGTTCATTGGGCTTGCTTATCTTGAGTTTTACATTGAACAGGTGTTCGGCTAATCTCAGTGAATTTTGTTTACATCTGCAAACGACATGGGCGTCGTCGCCGTATGTAATAATTTTGCATTTCTCTCCATGAATTTCTGTAAGTATTAATCTGGAGATAATTGTATCTATGATATTTGTAAACATTGAACCAGAAGGTACTCCATTACTCTTAGTACCATGTATGTCTTTACCTTTGTATTGTGTAACAAAAGGTGTGTTAATAAAGTAATTGATGATGAATTTCCAACAATTATTTAATGAATCTTGCGAATATGGAATTGATCCACATGCATATTTTGAAAAATCTAATATTGATTTTAAAATTGAAAAGGCAGCATATATTAATGACCGGTGAATTGAAGCATCAAAATTTGAAAAATCTATATCGTGCGATCCAGGTCTTTGACAAAATTTAGAATGATATGTGCCAGGTTTAGGAATCCAAGTTGGATCCTCTTTAATTATATTACCAAAAGGGGCATAAAACATTGACTCTACTCCAACAATTTCGATTGGGTAAGTCCAAATAGTACGTGATTTTACTTTTTGTTTTTCGTCAATCTTTGACTTTACTACACATACTCTTGCTCTAGGTATATATACAGGTTTTCTTTCTTTAATCCTGTGACAATAGTATCTTAA